ATAATAATCTCTTCACTGCCCCATTCAAGGATGTTTTCATTTTTATCACACCAAACCATGAATTTTCTTTCCCACAAAGACCTATAAATAATATTGGTAGGGTCACCCTTATATTTTGAGATATTTGAAGGTCTAAACTTTCCCGAGTAACTCATGAGCCAAATATTGGTATTTCCAAAGTCCAAACCGTATGGACCTACGTCTACAAACAGTCGTCAGGCGATCAAACCTGATGCGCAGTTTCCGACTGAGGTGATCGATTATCTGAAGATCGATATATACGATTCTCAGAGTGAGGACAATAATCCATATAATTATGTAGGTGGAAACGGTAGATCTAGAAATAAGGGATTTGGCGGATCTATCAAACAAGAGATTTATCTATATCTTCCTAACCAACTCGCTGAATCTTATAGTGCAAGATATAACTTGCAAGCACTTGGAGAAGTGGGATCAGGTGCTGTTGGTTTGGCAGGAGACATGATTGCTGCTGGTGGTATCTCTGATGACTTCGGCTCAAAGGTTGAATCCATGGCAAAAGCAGCGAAACCACAACTAGGTTTTGCTCTGGGTGCTCAAGCAATCAGCACTATTGCAAGTGCTACAGGTGGATCAGCAAGTCTGACACCTAATAGTCTATCAGCACTAACTCAGAAGAAAATCTTCAACCCATACGAAGAAATGGTGTTTGAGGGTGTTGATCCTAGACAACATTCATTTAATTTTACGCTTGCACCTAAAACTGCATCTGATGTTGTCACTATCAATGAAATTATTCAGTCACTCAGAAAAGCAATGTTACCTGCCTATGGTACAGGAGCTGGCAGTGAAAATAGGTGGCTAACTATACCTGATTACTTCCGTTTGAGCATTGTCAGACATAAGTCAAGTGGAGAGCAGGAAGAAATCGTATCACCTAACAGTGGTGATAAAGGAGGAGTCCTTCAAAACCTCATGAGATTCCCTGTTAAGTGTGTGTTGGGTGGTATGCAACTCAATCTTGCACAGGGTGGTAATTATGCTTCTCTACAATCTAGAGCAGGTGGTGACGAAACATATGATTTTGGTCCTGTTGCTTATCAAATGCAACTGACTTTCAAAGAAACTGGTCTCCTTGTCAGAGACTTCTTCGAGGATTCTAATGTCTAATTACTTTACATTCTTACCTAATGTCTATGTTAGAAACTCGTCTTATAGACGTGATAACGTAGATCCCTATGTCTTGGCGAAGAATATCTTTCGTAGAATTAAGATTAGAGATAATCTAGATGATGTAGTATTGGGTTTTGAGCAGTATACGGTCCCTAACAATGAAAGACCTGATCAGACTGCTTGGAAGTTTTATGGCAATATGGC